GCTCGACAATAGGGGCTCATTTTTCGACAGCAACGCGAAGAACGCGCTGAGGCCCTGTTCGCTCACGATCTTCGCCACCGCCGCGGGCATCTCGATCCCGATCGTCTCTGCCAGCATCTCGATCGACATCTGAAGATTATCAACCCCCACCGCCTGCTCGTCGAAAGCGTTCTGCGCGCGCGTCATATCTTCCGCCAGGTCCCCCTGCACCAGCTTCAGATTCTCAAGGCGCTGTTTCAGTTGATCCGCCACATTCAGCCGCTTGAAGTCGATGTCCGCCACGAACCGCGCGGCTTTGTCGTATTGCGAAAGCTCTTCGTTGTATTCCTTCAGCTCCCGCTTCAGCTCCCGCAATTCCCGCCGCTCCAGCCGGTTCAGGCGTTCCCCCTGCTCCTGCCGTTGCGTCAGCGCCTCATAACGGCTCAGCCGCGTCTGCGCCTCTGTCCCCATCTGCGCCAGCTCGTTCGCCTGCCGCCGGTATTCCTCGAGCTGCCTGTTCAGCGCCTCCAGCTCACGACGCATCCCGGAAAGCTCCGCCGTCTGTCCCTTCCAGGCCGCCGTCAAAGGCGTGTTCAAGCCTTCGATCTCCATCAGCTTGCGCCGGAAATCCTCGCTCGGGTTCACGATCTGTTCCATCACTTCCCCCATGCCCTGCAGCCCCAGTTTGGCCGGCTGAAGGCCTCGCTTCATCCCCTGCTCCGTCACCGCGAGCAATTGACTGAAGCTCACCCCGATCTTCCCCGCCAGCGGCGCAATCCGAGCCATGACGCTATGGAGATCCTGTTGGCTGACCCCCGCGCGCCGCGCTGCAAGCGCCACCGCCGCCATGATCTCCGGTTGACGCTTCCATTCCTCGTTGAAAGCCTTCACCAGTTGCGCGCTCGAGCGTATGTTCTCCCGCGCCTCCGCTCCCGTCAGTTCCTCGATCTTCAGCGCCATCTTCGCCACCGCGATCGCCGCGTCTGCAGGGACCATCGCATCGATCGCGTCCTTCACGGCATTCGCCGTGGGAAGCAGGTCGCCTGAAATCTCACGGCGCAGCTGTCTCGTCGCATCCTTCAGCTTGTCCGCTCCCTGGACCCCGCTTGCCGCCATCAGCTCAAAGATGTCCGCGAACTCATCCGCGTCATCCATCCCCTCCACCAGCCAGCCAATGATCCCGCGGATCCCGCTCGCGATACTGTCGAACAGTTGGATCCCGACCCCCGTCCAGACTCCATGCCAGATCGATCCAAACGTCTTCGCAACTACGCCAGTCCGTTCCGTCTCCTCGCGGACTTTCCCCACCTCATCCCCGGCTGTCTCTGCCGCTTTCCCGGCGTCCAGTTTTCCCGTTGCCGTCTCCGCACCCTTGCCCGCCGCCGTCACATCCTCCAGCGAATCCCCGACGTCCGTCACCCCGCGCGCCACCCCGGCAAGTTCTTCAATCTGCTTGCGGAACAGGTCCATCAGGGTCTCGTTCAGATCCACCGACCTCGCAGCTTCCCGCGCAGCCGCCTCCAGCGTACCTGTCAGCTTCTCCGCGTCCAGGTCGATAGTCCCGACGATCTCTACCCGCTTCTGATCCGCCATCGCAAAAACCACCCTTCAGCCCCGTCAACCAAGTCCGCCCCGCCAAACCTGTCCCCGCCCTCACAAACACCCCAGACGCGCAAGCTTCCGGTTCACCTCATCGCAGTCCCGCCGAATCGCCTCGTCACCGCCGTTCACCGGCCCCTCCAGCCCGTCGACCCAATCCTCGAACGCGCTGTCCCCCATGATCCGGCCGCTCGCAGCCAGCGCCACCAGCCAGCCCCGTTGCCGTTCCATCCGCTCCAGGTCCCCGAGCACGTCTACCACGCTCGCACCCGTCAACCGTGCCCACTCTGACACGAGGATCAAATCCCATCGCCCGCCGTCCCATTCCCCGTCACCCTCCCGGTCCCGCTCTCTATCAGCCCCGCAATCGCGCTGCCGCCTCGCGCCGCCGAGTTTTTTTTTACCCACTCCGGCACACCCGCCCACACCAGCTTCCCCAGTTCGGCCGCCACCCGCAACAGTTCGTCCAGGCCTCGAACGCGGTCCTTCAGCCACTCCTCATCCAGGTCCGGAGCGAAACGCAAAATCTGGGCGCGCAATTGCCCCCGCAACTGCTCGAACGCGCCCTCCAATCCCGCGCCATCAGGATCTGCGACCTTCCCCAGGCGGCCCCATGTGTCCTCCAGCCGCGCAGCCGTACCCAGCGCGTACGCCTTCGCTACCAGGTAGTCCTCTACCGTCGCCATCGCCATCAAACGGCTTTCCCGGTCCCCGATCCGCACCCGCCGCTCAACCTGCTCCTCGCCACGGTCCAGCAAAAACCCCAGATCCACCGTCTCCCCGCCGCTCGCACCGCCAGCCAGCCCATCCATATTTCCCATCCTATCCGTTCCTGATATCTGAAATCTGAGATCAAAAAAGCCCCGCCCAACCGTCACACCTCGAACAGCACCGCCGTCGTCGGGTCGCCCTCGGTGAAGATCCGCCATTTCCCCGTCGTCACGTCCTGGTCCGCCAGCCCGGCAACCTTGAAGTCCGCCACGCGCTTCGTCGTCGCCTTCATCGGCAGCTTCGTTCCGGCCTTGACCGCCGCACGCCAGATCGTCTTGTCCCGGCTCTTGTCAGCGCTCGTCAGCTCACGCGGGCGAAACACCAGCTTCCCGAATGTCGCCTTCGTGCCCGCCTTCGGATTCACGTCGATACTTACCTTTGCCGGAGGTCCGGTCACCGTCGTCAGCAACGCGTCCAGCGCCCGGCTCAGGTTCTGCAACGTCGCCTGGGCAAGCTTCGCCGTCGCTTCCACCTTCACCTTCTTCTCGTACGAGTCCACCGGTGCGCCCAGTTCGTGCACCTCCACGTCCTCGTATTCCTTCTCGATCGAGATCTCGCTACCGTCTTCCGTGAACCCAAGGTCCACTTCCGTCCCGCCATTGGGCGTCCAAAGCATCCGGTGCGCCCCGATATCGTAAGTCAGCAATTCGGCCATCTCAATTCACCTCCTTCCATTCCCGGTTTCACAATCATGCACGCACAAGGTACTTGCGGCCCTGCGCGTCCGACAGCTCCTTCACCTTCGCCCAGGTCTCGTGGCTCAGAGTCACCACCTCACCGGTCGAAATCTCCAGCGTGTGGCCGTCCACTTCCACACCGGAAAAAACCACGCGCTCCCGACCCCCGCTCCGGTCCGGATTCAGCTTCACCCGGTGAAACGCCCAGGCACAGGCAGCCCGTTCCGCCTCAATCGCCTTGTCCTTGCCCATCTCGCCGCTCCTCTCACGCATTCACTGCCACCTCGAAGCCCAACTCCCACCGCTGGCTCCAGACCTCCAGCCCCGACTCATCGATCCCCTGGCCCTCCTCGGCAGTGCACCTCAGCGGGCCGTAACCCCCACCGATCCGCCCCCACGCCAGCGCGCCAAGCACCAGCTCCAGCAGCTCGAACAGCGAGCCCTTCCGCTTGTCGACATCGTAGCGCACCGCGCCGATCACCACCTCGAGCCGCGCACGCACCTCGATCAGCTTCCCGTCCTTATGATTCATGTCCGCACCAGCCCAGGTAACCACGCACCATGGCTCCCGCAGCAACCCCGTTTCCGCATAATCCTCCTTGCGTAGTTGCCCGATCGCCCTCACCGTACGGAAACGCCCGGATGTATCCGCCGCGACTATCAGCCCGGCAACTCCCGCCTCGATCTCGTCACGGAAACCCATCAGCCCGCCTCAATTCTACGCATCGGTCACCTCGCCACGCATCAACCAGTTCACCAGGAACTGGCCATAGCTCCGCTCATCCTCCCCCTGGATCACCAGGTACGGACGCGTCGGGATTCCCCGTCCCGGATCCCCGAACTGGTGCGACGCCGCATATACCAGGTTTGTCCCGATCGACACATTTGTCCGGTCAACCTGCACCGCCTCACCAGCGCTCGTCACGCTCGATCGCAACCGCCCCCGGTCCAGCAGGATCTTCCCCTGCGTCACCGCCGCAACCACCGCCCGCCTGAATGCCAGGCCCGCCTGGGCAAACTTGTTCGTACCCCCGTGGCCCCGACGAAGAATCCGACCGGTTCGCCCGCTCCGCGCAAACCCGGGAATCGTGCTCAGCGCCCCCACCCCGCCCTTGCTCTTGTAAATCGCCGCGCTCGGCGCAAACCTGCCCTTCCCCTTATCCCGCTCCCTCAGCTTCCGCGCCCCGGCCGTCCGCATATATCTCGCGATCAGCGTCTTCACCTTCAGCGCACGCCACTTCACCGGACGGCCCTGCGAGTCAAAGTTCCGCTTGATCGATCCGACCATATATACGCCCCAGGCCTTCAGAGGACGCCGCCAGTCCCTCACCCGATCCGACAGCCCGTCCAGTTCCGCCAGCAACGGCGAAAATTCCACCAGCAACCGTGCCATTATCCACGCCCCCCCGCCACCGTCGCCATCAGCCACGCTCCCGCCCGAAACAGCACCCGCCGACGCCCGCGGCCCCGCAGGAACCGCCGCCGCTGGGGATCCCAACGCCGCGAATATCCTGGCGCCACCCGCCAGGTTCCGAATCCGTCACAGCGCACCTGCTTGTCGGTCGCCAGCCCGATCCGGATCGCATCCGGAATCTCCGCCACGATCGCCCGTACCGTGCTCAGCCTCATCCCCGCCCGGACAGCCACCGCGCGGGCAAGCCCGTCCATATCCCGCCTCGCGCCTTTCGGCCGGTATGTCCAGGGGCCCTTGCTCACGGCTAAAAATCCCTCAGCCCGCCGTTTGCCATCACCCCGCCACGACGCGCCTCATTGACGTCGTCCACCGTTGTCCGGATCGTCTCGGCGTTCACCACGGCTTCGCCCAACTGACCCTCCCGCGATGCCAGATCGTCCAGCACCGCCACCTGAACATCATAGTCGTCCTCGAAGAGCTTCCGGAATTCCCGCTTGCGCTGCGCCAAACGGTGTAACGAAATCACCGCCGAGGCAGCCCGGATCTCCTCACTCACCGGAGAAATCGGAATCGCAAACCGCCCCCTGAGCTTCCCGTTCACGAACGCCTCAGCGGATCCGATCGCCGCCCGGATTCGCGCCTCCGTATCCTCCTCCAGGTTATCCAGCGTCTCCGTTTCCGGATCCCCATCCGCCAGCTCGATCACCCGGTCCTCCGGGCAGAAATCCTTCAGATCCTCGATCGCAATGTAGACACCCATCACCCGCGTCCCTTCCGCCCGCCGGCAATCCGCCCGACGCGCAAATCCGTCTTCGGCCGGGGGCGGCCGCCCACGGCCGCCTTCGTCCGTGCCCGTCCGTGCTCGTCCGTGCCCGTCCGTGTCTCGCTTGCCAACACGTCCTTCACCACCTCGTCGGCAATCCTCTCAGCAATTTCCTCCACCCCTTCCACCTCAAACCAGCCGCAATCCCGCATCTCCTGCGACACCAGGTCGCCCGAGAACCACAAACCCGTTTTCGGAACTTCGATCACCGAGCCGTCGCTGAGCCGCGCACGCATTGAACTCCCCGGATGATCCCGCCTCAACATCACCTTGACCATGCCCATAAGTCCCGTCCGATCCGTTCCTGAAATCTGGAATCTGAAATCTGAGATCAAAAAACGCCCCGCCCTACGTCCATCCGGCTGTCAGGTGTTCTTCACCTTGATCACGTTCCGCCACTCGCCGTAACCGCCATTGCCGCGCGCACGGATCGTGTACAGCGTCGAATCGTGCTTCACGTCCTGGTCGCTGCCCGGCATCGTGTTCTTCGGTGTCGGCTGCAGCCGCAACTGGAAGATGTAACCCTTCACGCTCGGGGCGCGATCCTCCAGGTACCACGAGTTGCCCGTCAGGCCGCTGTCCTCGATTACGCCCGCCACCAGACCGGCGTATACGTTCTCGCCGCCTGCCGCGACCGTTGTCACCCGGAACGCCTGCAGGCACGGAACGTATAACGCGCTCGAGCAGCGAACCCACCACTGCGGACGAACACGCGGCCAGAGCTTGCCCTTGTCCGTCTTGAACGTCCCCGCCAGCGCACGCGCCGTTGCCAGGTCGGCCTGCAGCTTGTCCACCGCCGCGCCCGTTCCCGTCACCAGGTTCGAACCCGCCGAGTGCGCAGTCGAAAAGAACGGCTGCCCGTCATAGCAAAGGCCGCTCTCGCCGCCAGTGATCAGCTCTAACAGCAGTTCGTAAGGCCACGTGCCGGCTGCCGCAACATAGTTGCGGACACGCTGCTGAAGATGCCCGTACTGATCGTCCGCCAGGTCGTCGTCGTCGATTTCCATCGCCGCCTTGAACTTGCGGTTCTTGATCAGGTAGTCGTACTCCTTCAGGCCCTCGGGAATGTACTCGCCCTTGTCCTCCGCCAGACGCGGAACATCGCCCAGCCAACCGTACTGCTCTGCCTTCCGCGTTGACGGAACCACCGTCATCGACTCACGCCACTCCGCCTCGTAAGCCTCCAGTTCCGCCTGAAACAGCGTATTCAGCCCTGCTATTTTCATCAGCTTCAGTACCACATTCATCCTTGTTTCACCTCCTCTCCCTCTATGCTCATCCCCGCCATCGTCGGTTGCGCCCCGCAAACGCTACTGCGCCAGGTCCACCAGCACCTCGCCGGCGCCGGAATCCACCAGGACCACGATACCAGCCTTCACCGTGTTCGTTGTCGCCGCCGCCTGGACCGTCTGATCGTCGACCCAGTATACCGTCGCTCCAACTGTCGGAGCAGTACCTGTGTACTTCACGACCGCGCAACCCAGCCGCCGCACACGAACCTTCTCCGCCCCGTCCGACCCCGCGGAATTGTCCGCAAGATCCGTCGCGATCCCGCACCTCACATGCGCCGCGACGTCGCCCGCGGGCACAGCAAGGCCCGTCGCTGTCCCCACGATCACGCCCGCCCCGGCGTAGATCTTCGTCGATCCTTTCACCGGAACCAGCAAATCGCGGCCGTCCCGGAGATTCGTGTCCTTGTTCGCCGTCAATGCAGTCATTCAGATCACCTCCTCTCCCTTGTTTCTCCGCCCCGCAACACCGACGCCACTACTCATCGTCGTCCCCGTCCTGCCGGCCCTTCGCCGCCAGCTTGCGGTATTCCTTCTCCACCAGCTTCGGGTCCAGACCGTGATCCGCCGCGAACTTCGCGATCGCGCCGTCAACGCCCTCGCCATCGCGCTCCTCCTCGTCGTCCACCTTCGTGAATAGCGACTTCGCGCTGCCAAGGCCGCCCAGCAAATCCTCGAAGAACCCGAGCTGCGTCTGCTCCTGGTCCGCCGTGAACTTCACCTTGTCCTGGTCGTCAAGGCTTGCCATGAACGCCGCCAGGCCCGGATGGTTCGCTGTTGCCGGAGTGATCCGCTTCGCCGCAAACAGCTCCTTCACGAACGTCCCGCATTTCGCCACCTTCGCGGCAAATTTCTGCAGCACGCTCTCGTTCTGCAGCTTCTTCGCCTGCGAAGCACGCTGCGCGACCTGCTGGTATTCCTTGCTCCGCTTGAACTTCTCGATGATCTCCGGCTCTGCCTTCTTCAGCTCAGCCGCGATCATCGCCTGGATTTCCTTCGGTCCCATATCGTCCTCACCTCCTTCCTCATGTCGTGTGTCAAATCCCGCGGCAAAACCGACCGCGCGCCGCCGAACCTTGCTCCCCGGTTTCCAGCTCGCGCTTATCCGCGTAGCCTTCGCACCGAACCGAACGTCCGGCAGCGGAACCTCCGTCTGCGTGCCCCCGTGGTAGGCCACCCGCGTCAGCGTCCAACCCTTCTTCCCGTGCCAGTCGTTCACTGCCTCGATCGAGATCTTCGGGTAACGCCGCTCGTTGACATAATAGACCAAATCCCAGGCGATGTCACGGAATTGCGCCTCAAGGTAGTCTCCGTTCACACGCAACGCCCGCACCCACGCCAGAGCTGGCGCCTCGAACGTCTCATCCGGGTTCTCACGGCTGTGCCCGACCGTCGCCGGAACATCCGGGTCGCTATCCCCGAAGTTCCGAACCAACTGGTCCAGCTCGTCACGCGTCCATTCCCGGCCGTGCCACGTCCCCGCCCGAAACACCGGCACCCAGGTCATCTCCCGCCGCTGCTTTGCCTGCTCCTCGTCTGCAACCACTTCCTCGATCAGCGTCACCGCCGCACCTCCGTCCCCGGCTCCCGGGCATTCAATCGTCGTGCCCCGTCTGTCGATCGCAGCGGCCAGCAGAGATACAGGCTCAAACATATCAATGCCAGGATAAGCACGATCATGCATTCCCCCAAAACATCTTCAGGATTCCGTTTCCCCATCGTATTCACCTGCGCCTTCCTACCGCGATTTCTTGGGACACGCGGGAGACGCACGGCTTCGATTACCCGAGACTACAATGCCATCCTAACATCCTTGTCAATACCCCGAAATCTCAAAGCCCCAAACCACGGAAACCGTCGCTCCCGCGAAACTCCCGCGGGTTGCGCTCCGACCCGTCGCCCAACCGCACCGTCTGCGGCAACGTCGCCGCCGCCCACGCATCGTAAACGCCAAGCTCTTTCATCGATCCCACCGACAGCGGGATCAGGTCGCAACGGCAGTTGTAATCCCAGGGGGGAGTGATACGATCCCAGACTGGATCCTCACGGTCCGCCACGAATCCATGCAACGCCGCATGAGTCTCGCGCGTCCTGTCATCCAGGATCGCGATGTACTGATACGCCGGGAAGCCCTCCTTGATGTCCGGATCGTTCAACGCCAACTGACGCCCCGCGCCATATGCACGCATCGTCTCCGTCCGGAACATCGTCTCCACCTGCCAGGGAGACTTCCCCTCAAGGCCCCATTCGGACGTCATCGCCGCCCATTCCGATTGCCATTCTGCCAGCGTCCGGCCTTCCCGCAGGAAGTCACCGATACGCTCCTGGATCCTCGTCAGCAGCTCCCGCGATTCCACGTCAGCCACCGTGAAGCTCCGCGCCCGCGCTTCTGCCGCCAGTTGCTCCAGGTCGCTCTCCGTCAACGGCACAAGGTCCAGGAACCACCGGATCGCCTGTTCCGGAGTCACCGGCTCCCAATCCGCAATCACCCCGGCCCGCATCCGCTCCCGCCCGCCTTTGACACTCCGCGTCCGCTCATCGCCGCGTTTTTCGTGCACGTGCACGTGCACCTGCACGCCCTCATCCTCTAACTTGGCGCTGGCCCCGGCTCCGCCCACCCAACGCATCACATGCGCCGCGCCCAGGCAAAGTGCCCCCGTCTTCGCCGTCGCAAATGCCTCCGTCAGCGCGTCGACGCCTGCCCTCTCCGCTTTCATCCGCTCGATTCGAAGCGCCAGCTCTGCCAGCGACCCGGCCGCTGCCGCCTCGCCCTTCACACCGGAGAGGAGTGCCCGCACCGCACCCGCGCCCATCGTCACGATCCGCGCAAACACACCGTCCATCTCCCGACGCCGCCGCCGCGCCTCGGTCATCGCCCCCGCCGCCACCGCAAATTTCACCCGCCGGACCCCTTCACCACAATTCCGTCCATCGCGTCCTCGATGTCCATTGTGTCCATTATGTCCATCGCGCCCGCGCATCCGGGCGCCCATCCCAACCCCGGCCGCATTCGGCCCCCATCCACCGCCCCAGCCGACGCCACTGCCGCCGCTCACCACCTCGTCATCGGACGCGGGCATCGGACGCTTATACTTCTCATAGAAGTACCACCGCGGCAATTCCAGGCCCAGCCCGACCAGCCACGAGTCCAGCTCCAGCTCTGCCTGCAAATCCTTCGACTCATAGTCGATCGTCCAGATCGGCAGCGGCAACCCGGCGCCAAAATTCAGTTCCACCAGCGGACGCACCAGCTGGCCGTTTACCACCTCCATCAGCGCCCGCGCGTCACCCTCCACGAATTCCTGCTTCACGTCCGCATGCGTTTGCGCCTGGCTATAGGTGCCCGTCCCCGTCGTCGCCTGCCCCGTCGCCAACGATTGACCCGTCAACGCCTCGCTCATGCACCGGTCGCACCAGCTCACGAACCGGTCATAGGTGTCGGTCGCCCCCTGGCGCTGCGCCTCGAGCAGATCCACGGTTAGGTTCTCCGGCATCACGATCGCATACTCGCTCTGGATCATCCGGAGCGCTGCCTTCAACTTCTTCTGTTCCTCCTCGGTCGCGTTCGGCGGATACTTGCCAACCGCCGTCGGCTGCCCCCACTTCTCCGAAAAGATCGCCCACCATTTCACGAAATTGTGTTTCAGCCACCAGGTCCAGAACAGCTCGCTCGCCTCGCTGGTCCCATACTGGTTCTCATTCTCGGGCGAATGGCTGAACACCACGAACTTGAACGCGGGAACCTCCTGCCACTTCGTCGGCTCCGGAGAATATCGCAGGCTCCCGTCCGCCGCAAAACCGAACCGCCCCTGCCGCCGTTGACGCAACTCCACCGGCACCCATGCAGTCCGGCTCCCGCCCGAGTATATCAGGTCACGCTCCTCCCAAAGGATCTCGGCTACCGAGAAACCCACAGGAATTGCGTCCATCAGCTCCAGGAGGTCGCGCCACCACCCCGAGATACCCGCCACCGCCGCGCTCACGAAATCCGCCAGTTCCTGCGCGCGCTCCGGATCCGGATCGTCCGCGTTCGGCACCACGCGCATTCCCTTGCTCAAGACGCCCATTTTGCGAGTGCGGATCAGGCTCTTCAGCTTCGCGTCGCTGGTCCGCATTCGGCGATATAACGAGTAGCAGTCCGTCACCGAACGCCCGTCCGTACCCAGCTTCGAAGGAGCGATCACCGTCAGGATCTCGTCATCCAGCGGCAGGATCCCGCCACCCATGCCACCCGTCATCATCCGCAGCGAATCATCGCCCATCGATGCGATTTCGACCGTCAAATCCGCTTTCTTCACCGAACCCATCGTCAGAGCCCTTCACAACATCGTGTAATTTCGTCTAATCGCCGTGTAAAAACGCGCAACGCAGTCGCGCCCCTCCCATGGAGCATCCCAGCCACAAAAGCCCCGCAGAAGCCAAATCTCGCAGTTTTACCGTCCATGATCGAAAACCCCCGACCGGGATCCCACACCCTCGATCTTCCCCGACCACGCCGGAACCCCGCGCGCAAGCAGCACGCTCAACGTCAGGAACGCGTCGGGGCCGTGATCGTTCTTCTTCACGATCCGCCCGTCCACGCCGGTGTGCCACCCAAGGCACTGGTCAAAAAACTTCTTATGCCCCTCGGACCCGAACCGGTATTTCCCGTCCTGGCCAACCGGATCCTTCCCATGCAGGATCTCGCCCGGGATCGCCATCTGCCCACGCTCCACGACACCCTTCACCCACCGGACACCAAAATCCTTAAGCTGGGCAAACGGTACCTCGCTCACCTGGAAACCCCACGATCGCACGTGCTCATTCTCCCGCTTGTGGCTTGCGTCGGCAGTCACCCGCCAGACCCCGTACGCCTGGCGTAAATGGCGGAACCGTTCCTCCAGCTCTTCGATCAGCTCATGCCGCGAGAACTGCACTTCCAGCACCGCCAGCCGGTTGCGCTGTTGCTGAACCGCCGCGATCACTGACCAGTTCCAACCCCAGTCCACGCACGCCAACACCTCGCCACCGGCCTCATACCCCGCATCCGGATCCAGGCACCGCTCAAGCAGCGCACCCGACAACACCGCGCTGCCAGCCGCGCGGTTGCGGCCGAAGATCTCTACCTCGTCACTCGTTCGGCACTGGCTCTCCCGAACCTCCTCGAACAGCGAATCCATCGTCTTGTGCCCCGGACGGTGAAGCTTTGCCCGCCCCTCGCACATCGCCGGCTCATGCGCAGGAAAGTCGTTCGCCCGCTTCCAATCCTCCCACCCCGCCAGGCTCGACCGCGTAACCGCCGGCAACACCACCCCCGCCTGCCCACCCGTTCCCCTGCGAATCGCCTTCGCACCGAAAAGCGGACCCGCAAAATAGTATCCCATCGGGCACCGCGAACAGTCATGCCCGCACCGCTCCGCGACGTCGATGATGTCGAACTTGATCAGCTTCGCGGCAAACCGCCCGGGGTTGCTTGTCACCTGGCGAAACCGCCCTCCCACCTTGTGTGCCGTGCTCGACCGGACCCGCTTGCGCGGCTGAGCCGTGTTGATCACGAACCGCATCGCGTCAACGATCTCATCCGGGATCTCGGCTTCCTCATCCGTGTAACAGCAGCCCCCATGCGCAACGTATCCCATCTCCCGGTGGGGATCCCCCGCGTGCGGACCGCGGACCCGCTTCCCCGAACACGCCGCAATCTTGTACCAGTTTCCCCAACGCGTCGTCGCCGCGGTCTTCAGGTCGTCCTCCACAAACTCCTCGAACCGTGGCTGTCCCGTCAGAAACTCGCTGATATAGCGGAAACCGTTCTTCGCCTGCTCCTCGCTGCCCCCGAGGTGAAATACATCGTCGCGCCGGAACAGGAACCGACAGCCCAGCGCAAGCGTGATCAGGAACGTCTTCCCGCCCCCGCGAGGGCCCTCAACTACCACGTGAGGCCACTCGTCCCCGTAGACGGCATCGAACACCTCGGCAGCCGTCTCCGAGAAGATCACTCCCATCTCCTCGAGCAACGGCTTCGGATCCCCCACCCAGCGCGCCAGGAGATCATCCGTCGCACCATCCAGCAACGCCCGGATAATGTCCGTGCCACGCCGCCCGTTTATCGCTCCATTCCGTGCCATCAGCCCGATTTCTTCCCGTCTCCCCCAAGCCGCTCCTCGACCGCCTCGCGCAACTCCGTCCGGTGACGCCGCAAGAGCGGCCCGATCACCTTGTGCCCGCGCAACGCCTCCATCAGCGCTGTCACCTGCTCATCGCTCGAAATTACCAGCGGACCGTCATGCTTCAGCTTCGGATGGGCGCCCGTGTACCACAGCAGATCCTCGCAAAGCCCCCGGTACTGCGCGATCTCCATGAAGTTCAAATGCCCCCGCGCGTCCAGCGCCCGCTGGATCCTCCGAAGGTTCATGATCACCTGTGGCAATAAACCGCGCGAATCCGCCTCCACCCGCGTCACCAGCGCCAGGTACTCGGCACGCGAATCCCGCCAGCCGTTCTCACGAGCAAGTCGATCTACCATCGCCTGCGACACCGCCGGCCACTCGGGACGCATCAGACGCGCGATCCGCGCCGCGCTCATCCCATCCAGCCAGTGCCCGAACGCCGTCCGCACGAACTCCGGGTTTTCTGTCAGCCGTTGCGCCGGCGCCGCCATCGCTTTAGCCTTCCGGGCCATCGCCATCGCCCTCCCGCTGACATCCCGTCCGGTCCAGAACCTCACGGCACCGCTCAAGCTCCGCCACCCGGGCCTCGCTCCGGTGAAGCTCGATCCGCAACTGCGCATTCTCCACCGTCAGCTTCACGATCTTCTCCTCCAGCTCGTGCATCCGCTTCCAGGCCGACGTCAGGTCCGTCTTCAACGCGTTGATCTCCTGGCGAAGGCTCTGCCGAAACTCGCTCTGCTCGCGGATCAGATCCTCGCGCTGCTTCTGCAGCGCAGACTCGATATCCCGGCCGCGCCCACGCAGATAATCGAACACCGATTTGCAGCCGATCCCGACCGCGCCGGCAAGCCCCGCGATCGTAGTCTCCCTAAAATCCATCGCCATCTCCTCACCTGTCCACCCGGCCCGTCGGCCCGTGCTTTTCGTTGTCCGTCCATCCTCAAACACCATAGGCCAGCATACGATATGTCCGCCCATGCACCACACCGATCCCGTTCACGATCGCACCCTTGCGCGACCGCACATCCTCGCGCAGCCGAACCGGTCGCCCCGACGACGCCATACGGTCCAGGACACGCCGGATCACCATCCAAGCCTTCTCCCGTTCCGATAGCAGCCGGTTCCCCCCGAACAGATCCGCCAGTTCGCCGACAGCCGACGAACCCAAACCCCCGTTCTGAACCGCAAGATCGAACATCAACAGCCGGATCCGTAGATTGGCAGACACGCCGAATAGCCGCGCGCAATCGTCCTGCGATCTGTCCCAATACCGCTTGCGCGCCAGCCCGCACTGCAAGTCGATCATCGCCGGCTCGTCGCCCAGGGCGCGGAGAAAACGGCTCACGCAACCCCTGACCCGCCCACCCTCCAGCGCAAAACGCCCGAAGTCCCCACGCAAGGAAACCCGGTCCATTGCCTTGATCAGGACATCCCGGTCTGCACCGCTCTCGTCGAGACAGAGTCCAAACTCCGCAGGAGCCCGGTCGCGCATCTGCCGCGCCAAATCCTGAAGCTCCCCGTTGTAACTCGTGAAACCCACGATCCCATAGGTGACACCCGCGTCATCTCCCGTGTTCGCCGGCCCGCACGCCCCCCCGAAACCCGTCCCCTCAAACTCCGATACCACGTTCAACGACCGCTCAAATTCGTCAGGCCAGGGAACCTGCAGCGCCTCGAACTCAGGCTGTCCCGCCTGACCGTCCCCGGGAAGCCCCACCCGCCTTTGTGCCTCGCATATTGCCGACGCTGTCTTGCCCCCGAAGTCCCCGTCCACCGTCAGCCCGGCACCCGTCCGCGCATTCAACGTATCCTGCAACCGCCTCACGACAAAACCGCTGCTGCCCCTTCCATACGCCAGGTCAATCCGTTGCGTTTCCGACATCTCGACACCCCTTAAATGATCAATGCGCGAGGCCAGATCGCCCCGCGCATCGACCCTCTCAAACCACCCAGGCCCCCGTCCCTTGATTATCCCTGCAATTTCGCTGCCTTATCTCTTGCCCCGCCCACGTCGTTCAATACGGTCATCCATTTGTCCATGATTTCAATACGGTCAA